AAGGTCTTCAGATGACATATATATATCAGGAGGGCCAAGTGCAGGATACGCTGAAAGTATATATCAGGAAGGTATCACTATTTCAGCAGGTACAGTAATTTACAACCAGGAGATTTTTGGTCATGACACATAATATTATTGAAAGGATTGATAAATTTCTAAACAACTCGCTCAGTGTAAGGGATAAAGTGAAGTTTGTTGTTGGTTCCGACTACGTTGAGCCTAAAGATAGAGATAAAACTTTTGTTATTCTAAAGGTCAGAGGGGATGAATCTCAACTGCGTGGGTATGGGTATGTTCCTAGTAATCAATTATATAAGGTGATGTAATGACAGTTGAAATTAACGTAAATAAAGCCACAGGCTCCAACTTTCAGTTGGTAATACCGAAATTGCCGTCTGAAACATCTTTAACAGCTCAAGATGAGCTGATTCTAAATCTCTATGGTTGTGCTATCCCCGGTGTCAATTTTAACCAAGAGGACTTGAGATGGCAGGCATGGAAATTACAGGCTGCAGTAGCTCCTGTGGAGTTTCAACCATGGACATTCACATTTACAGTTGACGCTGATTTTAAAAACTGGCGGGTTATATTTGATTGGATGATGTGGATAAACAACAACCTTAATATTGCAGGGAGAGTGGAGAAATTAGGTGACCCAGAAACTTATGTTGTAGATTGCTCCCTGAAAATATTAGACAATTTTCAAAGAAGAGTATTTGATATAACTTTTAGAAATGTGTGGCCACAATCATTAGACGATGTTATGATGTCCCAAAGAGAAGGAGAGGTCGATTTGGAGGCAACATGCACACTTGTATATGATAGATATGAAGTTGTTGACTAAAAATGTTTTGGCATAAATAACTATGTATATAAATAGCTGTAACAAATGGAAATAATTTATGGAGGATTTAATCAATGGCATTTTATCTAAGCCCCTTAGTTGATGTTAGAGAAATTGACTTATCTACAACTATACCAGCGGTTGCCACATCAATTGCTGTTACCGTTTTAAGAGACACATATAAGGGACCTGAAAGAAAGAAAACATTAATCACGAATATTGATGACCTTATCACATATTTCGGAAAGCCTACAGATACAGTTGCATGTTATGAAGATATCTTGTCAGCAGTGGGATTCCTAAAGTATGGTAATATGTTGTATTGCACACGAACAATGCCAACCTCTGCTACCTTTGCTGGAACAATGGCAGAATCAGGAGCAGAGCAGACATTTGCGGCATATACTTCAGCCACAGCTTATATTCTATCAGACTTTGATAGTGAAGACCCAGACGAATTTGCTGAAGAGGTGGCAGTATCGGCCCCAGATATCTTATGGTTTATCGCTAATTCGAGAGGAGCATGGGGAAATAACATAAGATTAGGAATTGTTGACTATGCAACATATAGTGTGATGGCATCAGGTGGAGATTCAGCATGGGATACTTACGCAGGCATTACTGCTGTGGATAGTAAGTTACCTGACACCAATAGTTTCCTTATAGTTGTCCAATACTGTGACCAGGGCAAGAGCACAACAGATGAAAACAACTGGGATACTGTAGAATATTGGAACTGTTCTACTGATGAAACAGCGTTAGATGATGAAGGAGCAAGCAGGTTTGCTGAGAACCTAGTGAACGAACAGTCTAGATATATTAGGCTCGCTATGTCATCTACACAAAAGAATGCAGCAATAACCATATCGACAGATGAATGGCAACAATTTGGAGGGGGTGTTGATAATAATTCTGATGCGGTCACAGATGCTGATATAATGCTTGACTTTGACCTTTACCAGAATGCTGAGGAGATAGATGTTAATGTCTTCATTGATTCTGGAAAATCAACCGAAATGAAGCGTTATCTAGCGGATATGGCTAAGGAAACCAGAAAAGATTGTATGGCTGTTCTGGATTGTCTTAAAGCAGATGTTGTAAATAATGCTGGAAGTGAAGCTACAGACTTGAGAACATACAGACTTAGCACATTGAACTTGAATAACAGTTATGCAGCTCTTTATGGAAACTGGCTCAATATTTATGATAAGTGGAGTGCCAAGTACCGTTGGATACCTGCTTCTGGTCACGTAGCTGGCATATTTGCCAATACCGATAGTGTTTCAGATGCTTGGTTCGCTCCGGCGGGATTAAACAGAGGAATTCTCTCAAATGTTAGGAAACTTGCATGGAACCCTACGGAAGGTGAAAGAAACTTAATGTATAAAGCGGGCATCAACCCACTAGTAAGTTTCTCAGGACAGGGTAAGGTTGTTTTCGGACAGAAGACCCAGCTCGATAAGGCTTCCGCATTTGATAGAATTAATGTAAGAAGACTGTTCCTTATCTTGGAGAAGGCAATAGCTACGGCTACAAGATACTTCCTATTTGAGCCTAACGATGCTGTATCAAGATTACAGCTTGTTAATATGATTGACCCGTTCCTTAGAGATGTTCAGTCAAGAAGGGGAATCTATGAGTTTCTAGTAGTTTGTGATACTACTAATAACACAGCAGAGAGAATTGATAGAAATGAACTATGGTGTGATATTTACATCAAGCCTACTAGAGCAGCTGAGTTCATCGTGTTGAATTTCATAGCTACAAAGACCGGAGCATCATTCGCAGAAATTCAAGCGGGGGCAGCATAATTTTAAGGAGGATAATATAACATGGGATTCGATTTAGAAAGTTTTAGAGCTAATTTTAGAGATGGTGCAAGAGGGTATCTCTTCTATATAAAGCCTTCTTTTCCCTTAGCTATAGGTGCTGATGCAAACAGAGCAGTATATCTAGTAAGGTCAGGTTCCCTACCTACCACAACGCTTGAAGAAGTTTTGGTTCCATGGCAGGGATATGATTACAAGTTGGCAGGTAAATACACATTTGAGGACTGGGCCGTAACTTTTAACTGTGATGCTGAGGCAGACATTCATATATGGTTTATGGACTGGATGAGATTAATACACGACCCAACAAGCAATGTTCATTCTTCACCATCAGCATATATGGTTGACCAACAGGTCGAGCTGTTAGGAAGAGATGGTGAACCCGTACTTAAATACAAAATAGTACAGGCATGGCCAGCAACCGTTAGTGCGATGGAATTGGCCTATGACAGTACAGATGTTGCTCAGTTTGAAGTAACCTTTAAGTATATGTACCATGTAGTTGATAAGCTTTCTGGCAAGTATGCTTTCGTACCATCATTTGCTGGATAATATAAAACTGTAAGGAGGTAATATGTCTAACTTTAAGAAGTATCTAAATGTTTATGAATTTGAAACAACCCTGCCGGGGTGTGGTGAGGTTGTAAGTTTCAAGCCTCTCTCAACAGGTCAGATTAAGAAACTTCTCACATATGAGAATGAGGACGACCCAAGAATTGTTGAGGTTGTTCTTGATAAAATGATATCGGGGTCAGTAATCACTCCTGACTTTAACATAGATAATCTCTCACTTCAAGACAGGTTTTTCATACTTGTAGAGATAAGGAAGAAATCTAAAGGGAATAAGTATCAGTTCAAATGGAAGTGTGGTGCATGTGAAACACAAAACTTTGCCAATATAGATTTGAACAAGTTGAAGGTTATACCTTTCCCTGATAATATTGATTATATGGTAAAACTGGATGATAAACTGTCTCTAAAGATGAACTACGTTAAAAGGGGAAATCTGAAAGAAGTTTATGCTCTCTATGATGAAGAGGCAAAAACAACAGACGCCGAGAAAATGGCTGAAATGGCCATGATGTCTCACGCAGCCTCAATAGAAGCTATCATTTCACCTGAAGGTGAAGAATCACCTTCATGGGAAGACAAATTATTCTTTGTCAATGAGGCTCCACAATTATTCTATGAAAGTATAGTTGATTGGACAAGGAAATATAACTATGGAGTCGATTTTAGATATAAACTAAAGTGTAAGGGGTGTAAGAATAAGGTGGACCAGGAGGTACCGTTGGAAGATTTTTTCTTCTAATCCACATATTTCTTAACGACACCTCATTGGAGAGAATTGTTGAGGAACAGTACCAACTTGCCAAATCCGCAGGAATAAGTCTCTTGGAGTCTAGTGAGATTCCAGATTTTGAAAGAGGAGTATACTTGGATTTGGTAGCCACAGATTTAAAGAGAGAAACAGAGTTTCTTAAGTCCAAATTTTAGTCTCGCTTAAGCCGATAGCTTAATGGATCCTTAGGGTCTGAAGGACTAGTTACCTTCAGACCCTTTAACTTTAGGAGAACACATGCCAGTAAACGAACAGAGAGAAATAATAGCGTTAAGAACAGCGACGGTAAACCTTGCTAAAGTCTTGGAGAACTTTTCCGAGACTATTGTTCCTGAAGTGAAGAAGGAAGAAGTAAGGAAAGAAAAAAGGGAAGAAGAAGCTCAGGAAAAAATGGTATCGTCTTGGAAAACAGGCACAATAAAGGTGTTCAAATGGATGGGGTCACTATCTAAAAGGTTCTGGCAGAGTGATGCTATGGGACACTTGAAAAGAGGATTCTCTGGTTTTTTCAGTAAAATATCATCCACTATGGCTGAAATTCTGGGACCTCTACATGAGTTTATGGTAATGGCTAAAGATATGGTTACTGGAGTTGTAAAGTATGTAGGAGCTATGGCTAAACCACTTTTGGGTCTTATTGGAAAGGGTAAGGACCCAGTGGTGAAGGCTGCTCAAAAAACTCAAGATATCTTAAGTAAAATGTTGAAGTTTATGAAAGGTGAGGAGAAGAGGGCAGCAATAACAAGACTTAAAGAAAGACTTGGTCTTAAGATGCCAAAGACTAAAGGAGACTGGTTAAAACTCTTATTGGTAATGGTTGGGGGAGCTCTATTTGCTCTTGGTGCTGCTATTGGTGGTGTTGCTAAAGCAATAGTTCTACCTTTTCAGGTTCTATTTAAGGTTCTTACGAAGATACCTTTTGTTGGTAAGTATATTGCAAAACTCGCCAAGATTTTTGGACCAATATCCAAATGGTTAGGACAGGCTGCATCAAAGGCAGGGTTACTTGGAAAGTTTGTAAAGGGCATTCTCAGAGGTTTCAAATTTCTCGGATGGCCTTTAATGATTATTTTGGGACTTATAGATTTCATAAAGGGGTTTGTATCTACTGAAGGCGACCTATTTGCTAAGATTATGGGTGGACTTAAATCAGCTTGGTTAGGATTCTTTGAGTTACCTATAAAGCTTATTGGGTGGATGGCAGATAAGGTTTTAGGCTGGTTTGGGATTTCGGTGGAAGGAGGAGTTGGGAAGAGAATAATGGATATAGTGAGTGATGGCTTTGATAAGTTAGAATATGGGTACAGGCTTTTGTTTGCATTAATCAAGGATGGTATGTTTAAGCTGATAGAGGGGGCAAAATCGTTTATTCTTGGAATAATCCCTAAATGGTTGATGAAACGCCTACCTAAAGGTTTTATAGAAAAGCTCCAGCCTGCAACTGGTAGAGTGGGCGCTGTCCAGAAGGTCATGGAAGACCAAAAAATTAAAGAACTTGAGAGACAAAAGTTAAAAGCAGAACAGACCACAAGAAGAAAACAAGAAGAGAATCAGGAGAAGATAGCCGAGGAAACAAAGAAGTTGAGAAAAGAACAAGAAAAAGGAAGGGCAGAGGGAGCTCCAGGAGGAGCATCTGTTGCTGCTGCATCAGCATCGGCAAGAACTCCTACAAAGGAGATTGAACCTCCTGATGAAATCGAGAGTATAGGAATATGGTTGTTTAATAATGGAGGAGCAGGCTAATGGGTAGAGATATTGATAGATCAGCCAAAGAATTGGAAGACCTTGGGACACGGATTATACAAAGACCTCAAGCTGTACGAGAAGCCAAGGAATGGAATAATGGACTTACATGGATCGAACTTACTGCATATCAATTACAAAGCCAGGCTACACTATCAAGAGGGGAAAACCCCATAGACATTAGTAAAGATATTGTGGCAAGGTTCAAACTCTTAGCTCCACCAGAATTTCCGGAAGACCTGTCACATACTTGGGAAACATATGAGTCTCTAGCCAGTCGAGCTCTGCAAAAAGGGGCAGAGATTGGTAAAGCATTTGAGGCAGGAGAATCTGTATTTAAAACACTTACTGAAGGTTCAAAGAAAACAAAAGAACAAAAGTCAATGAAAGGCCTAGTGAATGATAGGTTGGTGAAAGCTGGGTCTGCTAGAGCTTTTCATTTTAGAATTGATACTCCTTTGACTTACCAAGGGTCAGAAAGACGGAAAATTATTCTTAGCTTTAACTTCATTGATGA